TAACTCTAAAATCTAAAACTAGTATTTTATTTACATGGCTATTAGTTTTTATTTGTCTATATGAAATTTTTGAACATATTGTTATACCATTAGCTTTAATATGGTGGGGACTTAGTTAATGACTGAAGTAGTGATAGCCTTATTAATGCTAGTTAATAATGAAATTAAAGAACATCGTATCCAGCCCTCAATGGGAGTTTGCCTTAAGGGCAAGCGTCATGCGGAAAGAATTTTTCAACCAAACGTACAATATACTTGCATTAAATCCGAAGCTGAGTTAGAAACAAATATAGATGGCTCAATTTCAATTAAAAAGCTTATTCTTAAGTAATGATAAAAAAACTAAAAACCCTATTGCGAAATTACTTCAGTGCAAAATCTTTCAAGGACGCAAACTCCAAAACAAAAAGAAATACACGCGTAAAGAAAAAACTAGACAAGGAAAACTTAGCCTCTATAATCCAGCAAATTGGTAAATATTCTGGAGCTCGTCTCATTAAAATGGAATATGGAAAATGTCCCTACTGTGAAATGTATGCATCAATGGTGAGTTATAGAAAAGGTTTTTATACTTGCATAAACTGTAGAGAACTTGTTAAACAACATATTAATGGGTCCATACAATATGTACCTATAAATAATCATAACGAAAAATTTAAATAAAAAGATATAAAATTAAGAAAAGATGACAAGAAAGGAGATAAAATGAGTATAAATGGAAAAGTAAAATGGTTTAATTCAACCAAAGGTTACGGATTTATAGCACGAGATGACAACGAAAAAGACGTTTTTGTACACTCTTCAGCAGCAACAGCTGCTAATGTAGAGTTACGTGAAGGCGACACATTAACGTTTGATGTTGAACAAGGCGAAAAAGGCCCTGCAGCAGTAAATCTACAAAAAGGCTAAAAATATTATTTAATATAGGGTTGACAATAATCCTATAATAACCTATATTGTTATTAAGGCTCCTGGGTATGAGCCTTGATAACAACTGCCCAGAAAGAAGAGAGTAAAACATGGCTACAAAAGCTAAAACAGATCCTGTAAAGGATTTTCAAAAACAGTGTGTAGATCAAAGAATAGATTTATTCTATGTTGCTAATAGAATAAAAACTATATCATCGGAAAGTAAAAACGAAGAACAACTTAGAGATGCTTTAGAAGAGTTTGAAGATGAGTTAGTTCATAACATTGGTACTAATGAATTAATAAAAAGGTATGAATACTAATGAAATACACATTTACAGTAAAAGAAGATGGACCAGAGAAAGAAACTAAAGAAGTACCTGGTATGTCTTATAAAAAAATATTAAAATCTTTGCTGAATACCCAACCAAAATGGTCGGGTATGATTGAGTACACCAATAAAAAGGGAAAGAGTTTAATGCATCTTATACGCAATGGTAAAAAGTATAGTACTCATATTACTACTTTTTAACGGAGACCTCGTACTTAAAGAGATTAAGTTCGATGGTACAGTGCATGAATGTTTTGAGTATGGAGATAAACTTAGAGTTGAATTATCCACTCATAAGTGGGTTGAAGAAGATATGATGAAATCTGGGTGGTACCTGAAAGATGGACCAGGAACCTTTCAAGGAATTATCTGTAAAGATAATTATGAAGGTGGAATTACAATTAAAAGAAAAACTCAATAGTCCCGCTCTCTAGAAGAATATCTGATTACGGGAACAAAAGGTGAGAAGAACTTCCCCTCTACCACATTTCTGCCATATTGTCAAATAGTTTCAAACTCTCTACAAGCAAAACGAGTAGCCAGCTTATGCTGGTTGACCTCTTTATATCCCATTTTAGACATAAGTTTTATAGAGCTAGTGTGCGCAGCACGACTGCACTCATACCAACTATTATATATAACATCTGAAGTAATTGGAGGAGCACAGCTCTGGCCCCCTAAAAATGAGCACACCCATATTATTAAACTAAACTTTATCATTGACATTCCTTCTTGATTATCCTATATTCTCATCTATGGAAAGTAAGAAATTGATTCAAGATCTAACTTCTCTAATACGCGAAGTTATCAGAGATTTTATAAAATTGAAAGCAAAAGTATCCTTTCTAGAAACAAAAGTAAAACAATTAACAGAGAAGAAGAAAAAAAATGACAGATATAACTAAATATCGCAACATTTCTGTGACTCACAAAGTTTACAGTGACTTAGAAAGTATTTCTAAAGTAGCTGGAAAGACAATTGGAGTAGAGAAATTATCGATTAGTAAAACTGTTGAGACGTTGGCGACTAAAGAAAAGAAACGTCTTAATGGAAAAACTAATAAAAAAGATTGAGCTTTGAATCTTTAAACTCACAAGCTATCCCACTAGTCAATCCCCACGCCAGGGATCCGAATCATGATTTATGGGTAGCCGTCCTGGGTAAGGCAGTACACGACGCATTCTTTCAAACTGATTATTATGAAGCACAGATTGCTTTAAATTGGTTGGATAGTAATTCGACTGATTTTAAAATCGTTTGCCATTTAGCTGGCAGGGAATTCAGTTATGTTAAAAAGAAACTAGAGCCTAAGATTGAAATTAGAAAAAATTTTTTCAAAAAAATCAAAGAGGGTGCATGGTATGCAACAGCAGAAAAAGAATACAAGGAGGAAATGAAAAATGTCTATAAAGCATTTAAGTCACAAAGCAATATGTCCTCAGTGTAATGGAAATGGCTTCATTAGGAAGTCAATTAACATATTTTCTATCTGGAGATGGGCACTAAAATATAGTAAAATCATCCAGTGTAAGAAATGTAAATCAGAAGGAGAGTTGATATACGATGAACAATTGGCAACCGGTCAGTCTAACCCTTATGCTATTCATAATCACACTGATAATATTCACTAGTGGTTGTAGTAAAATAGATTTTAATCCTTTGACTACGGTCGGAAGAATTATTTTAGAAAAAAGTTTAAAAGGAAGTTTGAGTGCTAACTAAACTTATTCTTTTTTATGCGAGATTGAAACCGGTGGATAAAATTTGTGGAACCGTTTTCATTGTCCTTGGAGCGATTTGTTTTTTATCCATTTATATGATACTAATTCTTGGATAAATGATGAATCAAAAGCGTTTAGACTTGAACTGGGAAAAAACTTCTCATGTTCGAAACGGAAAGAAATATGTGGGATTAGAAACTGATACTAAAAAATGTGGAAACTGTAAAAAGGTTCTTCCCTTAATTTTTTATTATAGTAATGGAAGTCATCGACCGGATGGAGCGTGTTATTTAAAACATATCTGTAAAGAGTGTAAAGATCATCACACCACAGAATCAAGAAGGTCTAAAAAAAATGCTCCTTATGAGAAAACAGAAGAATGTGAGTGCTGTCATAATAAAGAAAATAAAATAGAAGGAGATCATATTCATGGAACCACACATTTTAGAGGATGGATTTGTTCTCAATGTAATCAGGGAATTGGAAAACTAGGGGATGACCTGGATGGAGTTTTAAGAGCCGCTAAATATTTAGTAAAAGGAAATATAGACATACTTATAGATAAATTAACCGGGGTTGTAAGAGATACATCTAACGATCCTTTTAAAGGCACCAACATGGAAGGGAAAGACTAATGTATATAACATTTGAAGAAAGAAGAATAAAAAAAGAAGCGATGAATCTGGAGACTAGAAGATTTAAGAGAAGGGTCTATATGAGAGATTATAGAAAGAGAGATTACGTTAAAAAAAGAACCCACGACTATTATATTAATAGACTCATTAGAGAGAGTGAAGAGGATAATATAAAAATTAAAAAATTATTAGGGGGCATTAGGACCAGAAATGAAAAAATCAGAGCGTTATAATTATATCACTGGTAAACAAATCACGGAACCCGGATCACGGGTCTATGAGATTTCCGGAATGAGGCTACCTTCAGTCACAACTATACTTGCAAAGACAAAGAATCAAGAGTATCTAACTGCGTGGAAAAAAAAGGTTGGAAATGAAGAAGCAGAGCGAATTAAGAATTTATCTAGTAAGCGGGGCACTGCCATGCATAAGTTCTTGGAGAAACACATACTCGGGGAAGGCTATGAAGATCTTACGGAGATTGGTCAACAAGCTAAACCGATGGCTCAAAAAATTATTGACATGGGGCTAACACCGGTCACAGAGTATTTTGGCTCGGAAGTTATGTTGCATTATACAGGATTATATGCTGGAAGTACAGATTTAGTCTGTATGCATAATGATATGGAAACAATTATTGACTTCAAGCAATCAAATCGCCCAAAGAAAGAAGAGTGGATAGAAGATTACTACCTGCAAATCGCAGCGTATGCGATGGCTCATGACTATGCTTATGACTCAAACATTAGACAAGGTATTATATTGGTATGTACTCCTGACCTATATATGCAAGAATTCAGGTTTCAAGACGCTGATATGCGTAAGTGGAGACACAAATTTCTAAAAAGACTTGATGAATACTATGAAATTATGAGAGAGCCAGATATTAAAATAGAGGCAAAAGACTTTTTAACTAAGGCAGAAGAGGAAAAGAAGGAATTAGCAGAGTCTTACGAGGAATCAAAAAGACAAACCAAAGAGAGGCGTCCAGGCCCTATTGATTCTTTTAGTGAGGACTTACAAAATAGTATTAAAAAAACTGTTGATAGCAAATGAACAAAAATAAACAAAATTACCAGTTAGGGCCCGCCATCCTTTCGGGGTCTGATGGAACCCTCTAATCTGGATTGTTAGGCGGAACCCCTATTCAATCATTAGGACGATCCAGAACCATCATCATCGTGGGTGTGACATATATGTCACACCTATAAATACCTCCATATAGGGATATAGAAACTTTTTTTTATTTTAAAAACAAAACACCTCAGAAAAAGGTAGAATAGTAAGGAATGGTCTATTAGTGTTGATACATAACAATAAGAGTACTTACTATTTACTTACTATTCTACGATTTATACCCTATTTAGGCACAATACACGCGCGCGAGAGACTCTTTTTTATTTTGTTTTAAAGTTTTCATATGCTATATAGGGATTGGGGTTTGTGCATGATAGGAAGAAACAAGAATTGGTCCGGTCCATCGGATTGGATGGAGGAATTTAATAAGAAGCACAACCCACATCTAAATGCCAAAAAGAAAATTAAAAAAAAGAAAATCAAAGAGAAAACTAACAAACAAAAAAATAATACCACTAGACTTAAAAACATTGGGGAGTGATATATCTAAATATCCTTTTGTGGAGATAGAGTGGTCTGATATTGAAGGGGATTCCGGGTGGTCAAATACCAGAACTTTAAATAAATCTGCGTTGCCTGTTTGTGTGTCTAAAGGTTACTTGTTGAGCCAAAAGAATGGTATTACAAGAATTTTTTGTGATTTTATAAAAACTAAAGGTAAAGAAACATTCGAAGATATTGGTAATACAACTATAATTCCAACGTCAGTAATTCAATCAATTAAAAAGATTAGTTAAGTTTTTTAATTTTATTTAATCCCTTTTTGTCTTTCACTTCAATACGTTTAACTTCGGCTTTAATCTCTTCCAGAGGTTTAGCTTCTAAAATAGGTGCATAATCACTAATAATCTGTTTCATTTTAGCTTCAAGTTCTAGTTCACTCATATCTTCAAGCTTACCAGTTTTTATAATCTTCTGTTCAATATATAATCCAGCTGCTTTTCCACGGGAAACTTCAGCGTTCACAGCTGAGGAGAAACTCCCTCTTTTAATTGCCAACTCTCTTAGTTTTGCTAGCTCTGCTATATGTCTTTCAAATGTAATTTCGTATTTCTTTTGATTCTCTTCTCTCAATTCTCCTATGTATTTAACTACTAGAGGAGATAGTGTAGGGTTTTGTAATTCTGATGCTTCAACGCTAGCTCTATCTTTGCTATAACCGGCAGCAATAGCTGCTTCCCTTCCGGTAGTTTTGCCTTCGTTGTAGATGAGATATTCAGAGAATCTCTTCTGCATTTCAGTTAATCTTTTTGGTACACCCATGGTCTTGACTTATAAGGTAGTTTCAGGTAAAAGTCAATTATGCAAGTAATCGTGGATGAATACAAGAGAGAATTACAGAAAGTAAGGATGGAATTGTCTGAACAGATTGAAGAGAATGTTCGTCTTAAAGGTTTTAAACAAATGGTTATGGAGAAACCACAAGACTTTGATAATGATAGATCGTTTGAGAATGACACTAGAATTAATCTATTTGATGAGGAAAGAATTGAGTTCAGAGCATTACAAAATCGTATTAAAGAATTAGAGCTAATCGATAAATCTCATCAAGAACTTAATGGAAAGTTAAGACAAGAGATAGAAGAAGTTAAAAAGGAACATGACATACTAATGATGAATAAAATAACTAAATATGAAAATGAATTAGATGAAGTAAAAGCTGATAATAAGAAACTTGCTATGCAAGTTGAAGACAAAGTCAATAATATGCGTAAGTCCGGAATGTAATGTTTATAAAAGATTTACAGAATATTTTATCTGAGTTCACAGACGGAAAGAAAGGAAATGATATCAAGCATGCCAAAATTTATGTCTCAATGAATCCAAATCAGGTCGCTGAGATTAAAAAAATGGAGGTCCAATCCGATAATATAATTGGAAGTAAAGAACCCTTGCGTGTTGTTTTATTTCCTGCTAAAGAGAAACCGAAAATTATTCTTTAGAACAATTACAAACAACAGGATTACCTCAAAAATGAGATGGCGCCAGAGCGAAAGTTATACCAAGATTTACGTAAAAATATCCCACAAATTAAGTGGACAAGGCTGGAAAATCTTAGCTTACTCGGTACTCCCGATCTATTGGGGTATAATAATTCTGGGCACTTTTTTACATTAGAGCTTAAGGTAGTTAAGGGTAAAAAGATCCGCTTCAGTCCACATCAATTTTCCTTTCATATACGACATCCCAACAATTCTTTCATCCTTATCAAGCACCTCGGTCAGAGGTCCTTGAAACTTTTTCAAGGGTCCATGATCATGGAGCTTGAAGCTCGAGGCTTCGATGCCCGAAGCTTGCTGCTTATAAAGGCCCGCGGTGCTTGGGGCTCGTTGCTTGAGGCGTTTGAGAACCTGAACTAGGTTCTGGTTTAGTGCTTGTAGCTTGTAGCTCGCGTGGAGCCTGCTGCTTGAAGCTTGCAGCTCGGATCTTGCGTAACTCTTTCCAGTACTTAGGATGTTTAAATTCGTGAGTCATTAGTGTTTAGGGTATACGATATGGGCCACGTCGCGGTCCCAGCATGACCTGCAGTCCCGGCATTTGTTCCCTTGTTTAGAGGCTGGACATGTCACCTGTTCAGGGTCGGTTGAGACTGAGCTGGTCCACGGCCACGCTGTGGAGGGGCCAGCATTAATTTTTGAAGAGCTTAATCTTATTGTCATGTTATCCGGTACAGCTGCCACGTCAGGGAGGAACTGTCTCTCCTGTGTGGGCATCCAGTGCCCGGTCTTAGGGGAATTTTTTGCTACTGTCAATATATCATTCATATGGGCGTGTGACTGGACGTCGCCGGAGTCGTGCCACCTGAACCAGCGGACGCGCGTCGTTAACGTGGTCATTGCTGTAACCCAGAGCGGGTTGGTCAGGGCTGCCAGGCGTCTGGCCATCGCCTTCACCGTCGCGGGCCATTTGTATCGTTGCTTCAGGGCATAACAGCCAAAGCATGGCGTCCCTTTAATTTTAGTTAGTATAGATCCTGTTTTGCATGCGCTGGCCGGCAGGTTGATTGCTGGTCCAGGCATCTTGCCGGGCTTCGAGAGCCCGCCAACTATTATCTCAGCTTCTTTTATTAACATATTATATTATACCTTTTGAATGTGTTCTTTTCGTGGCGCCTGAAGCTTGGAGCTTGCGGCTTGCCGCTCATTTTTTATTTTTTTTTGGCCAGGCGCTTGCGCGCCTGTACCGGATGGAACTAGTTCCATAATGCAGCCTTCACTACGCCGCCGTTGGA